GCTTTTAATCCACCATTGCTATCTTTGCAAGGTTCAATTCTACCTAATGAAATTTCACAAGCCATCTATATATATTTTTAAAAGTTAGTAAAAAAAAATGGGAAGGCATTTTACCTCCCCATCTTCATTTATTAGGCTAATTATTAGTTAGCTGCGTTTGTGATTCCGTAAGTTACGATTTCTTCAACAACACCGTATTGAACACCTGCTGAAAAACGTACTACCACTCTAACATTTTGTGAACCATCAATGTCAGCCATATCAATTAATTTAACTTCATTTTGGTCGTTTAATAAACCTGTTCCAAAATACAAGTTAGATTTTTGTGCAGCGATAGCAGTATTAGAAGCTAATCCGTTTGCAACAAAGATTTTAACACCATCAAAAGATAATGAACCATTGTTAAACCATTGTGTACCTTGAGCATTTGTACCATTAGCACCTAATCCTGAAGCACCAAATCCACCTAAAGCACGAACGTAAGCACGAGCAATGTTTTGAGAAACGTATAAATACAAATCTTCTTTTCCGTACAATGCAGCAGGAATAGCATCAACGATTTTTCCTAATTCAGCAACAACGTTAGAAGCAGTAACTGTAGTACCTGCAACTTCATTAGCAGTAGGCAAAGCAGCATCAGCAATCAATTTAGTCATAATACCATCAAACTCACCTGAATTAGCAGTAGCACCTCTCCAAATGTTTTGTTCTGTTTTTTCAGCAACTTTAGCAACAACGTGTCCAATCAAGAAATCAGCAAAGCTTGGAGGTAAAGTGTCAAATGCAGAATATCCCATTTCAATCGCTTCCCAATCACTTCTAAAGTCGGACTTACACAATTGTAAATTTACTTGGAAAAAGTCAGGTTGTAAGATTTTTTCTGTTAAAGTTACAGTAGATGTAGCAGAGAAATCACAACTTGCATCTTTAACGATAGCATCAGTAGCAATTTTTTTGATAACTTCTTTGTACTTAACATTTGGTTTAACTTCGATACCACCGTTTTCGATAGTAGAAGCAGAAAGTAACGCTGCAGAGATATATTTACCTGCAAATTCACCAGCGTAAGTAGTAGTAATACTTGTAGTAGTAGCCATTTTTATTAATTTAGTTTATTATTATTATTTAAAAAGTTTTGACATAACTCTGTCTTGAGTAGTCATAGCACGATTAGATGCAAATTTGTGAACTTGTGGAGATTTAACTTCAGGAGAATGTGTTAATGGTTCAACACTTAATTCAACTTCTTTAGATTTCAAATCCTCATCAGTTTTATCTTCTTCATCAGCAGAAAGTTTTACACCTTTCAATTCAGCAATTTCATTTCTTAATTTTTCAATTTCAGAAAAGAACATTTCTTTAGTGATTGATTCAACAATCTTTTTAGGAGTTGCTTCAGCAGCAGCTTCTACTTCAACCTCAACTTCAGGAGATTCAACTTCAACTTCAGCTTCTGGCATTACTTCTTCAGGCATCTCAATAGAAGCAATTACACCTTCAACTTCAACCTTTAAAAGCATTCCATCTTCTAAAAGGTATTCACCAACTGGCATTGCAATTCTATCTTCCTCGTTAACTATAAAAACAGCCATTTCAGGTTCAAAAGCATCTGCTTCGATTACCGTACCGTTTTCAAGTTTCATTTGAGCAAGGTTTACTTCCATACCCAAAAGAGTTTTGATTTCGTTAATTACACTCATTTTTAAAATATTTAATTTGTTTATAAATAATATTATTTTTATTTGTTATAAATTACAACAAAATTAGCCATTGCTTCTAACAATAGTTTTTACACCATCAACTACAGTTACAGTAGCACTACCTTGTGATACAGTTGAACCAATACCTTGATTTGCTAATTCACCTGTGCAGTTTTCAATAGAATATTTTCCATCTTTTCCAAGACATCCACGTTTTCCACCTTTTGGTGAACTTGATTTACCCATTAGTTTATAAATTATGTTTAACAATTATTTCTTTAATTTTGTTGATTAATTCTTCTTCTTCTTGATTTTGTTCTGCAGATAATTTTTGCTCATCACTGAAATATCCTTCTACACTTAAACCTAAATAAGTACCATCTTTAACTTCTTTCCAAACTTTTTCATTTTGAATAGACATAACGACCGCCCAAGCACCTTCAACTGCGTTTAACCCGTAAAGTTTTGTTTTATCCATTTCAGGATTTTCAACAATCCAAGATTCAACAACAGAAATACCATTAACTTCTGTTTGATGTTCTAAAGTTGCATTATTTACTTTTAGTCTTTTAAGATATAATTGTGCTGCTTTTTTTACAGTATCTTTTGAGAAAATAATATTGTATTCGTGTTCGCCATTTCTTCTGTAAATTTCTTTATCAGGAACTAAAGCCAAACCAATAATTATTTTTTTATCTTCATCAATAGATTTGAATTCTATTTTATGTTTATTTAATGCAACCCAATTTTCTTCAATTGCAGGAAACTTAACTAAAGATATAGCATCTATACCATCACTTGCTTCAGTTTCGTTTATGAATAATTCTATAGTTTCTAATTTTGCCATTTTATTTTTATTTATAAATTAAATTATTTGGTTTTTGTTAATTACCTAATGTAGCAGTCTTAACAATATTTCTATCTAAACTTTGTGCAGATGTAACATCGTTACTAACTACATATGCTTTTACAGGTGCTTGATTACCTAAACTTTGTGCTATTTGATTTTGACCTGATGTACCTACTACATTAAAACTTGGTGCAGAAGGAGCAGAGCCACCACTTACTGCCATTGGAGTAGGAGCACCACCACCACCACCTCCTCCGGGAACTTTTACTGCAGTAATTGCTTTAACTGCTTTAAAACCTGTAGCCAAAACAGTAGCCACATTTGTTACTTTAGCAACCACATCGAAAGGTGAAGGTAATGTAGATTTTTGTTTTAAAGCTTCAGTAACTCCAACGTAAGTATTAATTGTAGCACTTGCAATACCTAAAGCTTTTCCTGCAATAGTATCTTTTCCTGCTAATTCAGATAATTTAGCAGCTACTTCGGCAGCTTCTTTAAGCATATTAATTTTAGCTTTATATTCTTCTTCTGTTATTTTTTTTCTTGCATCAGAATTAGCTTTTTCGTAAGCAGTTTTTTCTTCTTGACTTTTAAATATTATATCTTTTTCAGCCGCTTCCCGTTCTGCAATTGCAGCAAGCCTAACAGCAGTGCTATTCGCTGTATCATTTGCTATTGTTAAATTAGATGCTTCTTTAGCTACTAAATCAGCTTGCGTTTTATCATCTTTAGCCTTTTTTTCTTTAGCATCTAAATCAGCTTGTAAATTAAAATATTTTTCATTTAATAATGCTTGTAAATTAGCTTTTTCGTTATCTGTTTTAGCAATTCTTTTTATTTCTTCTTCATCACGTTTTTTAGCTAAATCTAATTTTTCTTGTTCTGTTTTAGCACTTAAATCTTCATTTGTTTTTCTTAAATTATTTTCAAAATCAGTTACTTCTTTTAAATGTGCTTTTTCTGCATCAGCTGCTTCTTTTTGTCTTGCTTTTAATTTATCTGCTTGTTCTTTTTGTCTTGCTTTTAATTCATCAGCAGCAGCTTTTGCGTCTGCAGTTTCTTGTCGATTAAGCATTTTTCTTTGCTTATTTAACTTAATTCCTGTCATTGCATTTTCTGTTTCTGCTTCATTTAATGCAATAGTTAAATCTCTTAATTCTTGTTTAGCTTTCTTTTCAGCTTCACCTCCTAATGCTTTTGCTCTTTCTTTCGCTATTCTTAAATCTTCAGCAGCAATTCTAACTTTTTCAGCACTTGATGCTTTTTCTGCTTTTGTTACTTCAGCTAATGCTTTTTTCTTTTCGTTAATAGAAGCAGTTTCATCTGTTAATATTTCACGAGACTGTACAAGTAATTTATTTGTTTCAGATTGAACAACTGCTTGTTGTTTTCTTGCTTTGTCAACTGCTTGTTGTTGTTTAGTTAAATTGTAAATAATTTTAGCAGTAGTACCATCAATAGCATTACCTAATTGTTTATAAGAAGTAGATGCTTCTTTATTTGCTTGTTTCATTGATTCGGCGGCACCTTTAAAGTCCAATGTTATAAACTTATAAGCAGCAGCAGCAGTACTTATAAACGCACGACCCAATCCAAAAACTGCATCTTTAATTTGAGCACCTACACCTTCTAAAGCAGCCCAAATAGCTTTTAATTCTTTACCACCTGCTACAGAAGATTGGAATGCTTCATATAAGAATTTTAAACCTGCAACTACACCTGCAATCATCAATCCAATTGGATTGGCAATTAAAGCCATAAATTGAGTAGACAAACCTGATGCAGCACCTTGTGCTCCTTTTAGTCCCGGAATTAATGATTCAGCACCTTGTTTTAATTGACCGAATACTTCACCCCATTTAGAAGTTTTATTAACTTCTTCATTTAAAGAACCTGCTTCAGTTTTTACACCTTTTAAACTTTCTTTTAATTCATTTACTTTTTTAGAAGCATCAGGAATGTTTGTGGTTATTTTTAATTCTACTGTTTTTACTTCAGCCATTTTATTTCTCTTTTAATTTGTTTAAATCCTTTTGCCCAACTATTAGGTAATTCGTATTTACCTTTAGCTATTTCTATTGTTTCACTTTCTCCATAATGGTCACCCATCATCAAAAGATTTAATATTTCTTTTATCATAAAGTTCTAAAATCGTTTATTAATTCAAAGTCTACTTCACCACTTGTCAAGTCTATTTTCATATTATTAATAATATATCTCTTATCTCGTATTATCAAACGATTATTTAATTTGATAGAAGTTAATAAGCTAATAGGTAGTATTGCTTTTATGTTGTACTTTCTTGCCTTTTGATTATAGATATTTTCTAAATAATCTTTATAATAATCTGTGTATAAACTATTAGGAATAGGTACTAATAACAAACTACTAATTTCTAAACCAAAATTTAATGAATGGTTTACTCCGCTAACTATTGTATCTTGCCCAAAGGCATTATAAGTTGTAATATTACCTGCTGCACCTGAACCTTTTAAATATAAATTACAATCTTGTAAAGTTCCATAGTCATATAAAATAATAGGTTTAGGTATGTATGCTTTAAAATCAGTCTTTAAAGAGTACCCTACTTGAAGATTCTGACCTGTAAATTTGTTGAATAATATATTTTCAAAAGGAAGTTGTACATTGTACTCACTACCTTCAGAATTTAAATCTGCTTTTAAGTCACCATATTCAAAACCTGCATTACCTAAATAAGCAACGTTCATAAAACTTTCACTTTTAGTATAGTTAAAGTTAATTTTCTTAAACGTTTCTAATTTGCTAATATCTATATCATCTGAAATAACATATTGTGTTATATCTTTTATATCACCTGCATCATACCAATCTTCTATCTGTTCAAGCGTGTAAACATTTTCTTCATACCCTATACAAGTCAAATTAAACATTTTTAAAATTCCACTAAAGAAATCTTCAACTTTCATATCAGGCATATAAAGTTTTAAATCTAAATTAGCAGTAGTAGATTGTGGATTGTTAGCAACTATATAATTATCATCATCTAATACCGTACCCATTTCAGGGTCTGTATATTCAACTACTACCCAAATACGTGATGTAAAAGTTATAGGAGTATCACTATTAACAGTAACTTTAATTGTTCCTGTGCCAAAAGCTGCTTCGCCTATTGCATCGTGCAGTATAGCACCCGCATTAATTTCTGATGTAGAAGAAGTAAATGGAACTGTATATAATAATACATCATCTCTATAAACATTAAAATAACATTGTACACCCGCTACGTTACAAGTTGGTAAATAATAAATATTACAAAAGTTAGTACCTGATAAACCAAAATACTCGAAAGTATTAGCTGCTAAATCTACAGTTACTAAATCATTAACAGGATATTGTCCACCAAAATTATAACTAATATAGTCAAATTGTAAATCGTTACTTTTAGCTACAAATGTATCAGAATTCTTTAGCCATAAAAATGCTCTTGTAAATCTTGGGTCTGTTAAAAAATTACCCGTTAAATTTATTCCGTAATTTGTTTCAATAGCTTCAAAAATCTTACTCACTCTTAAAGCTGGAAACAATTCGTTTGTTAATATAGCACCACCTGAAGTAGTTATGTTTTCAGTTGTTCCTGTGTCTTGCCAAACTCTATTAGAAGAAATTAATGGAAACTTAACATCATTATTAACACCATCAGCAACCCTGTCAAAAACTGCAGCAGAATCATACAAAATACTATATGGTGTGTAATCTAATTCAGAAAGTTTTTTACCCGCAAACGTGTCTTTTAAAGAAACCAAACTACCGAAGAAAGTGATAGTATAGTTTTCAGGCATACCATTTTTAATAGTAGCTTTTTCTAATTGTATGTTGCCATTTCTAAAAGGTATAGTGTCTAATTCAATATATGCCTTTTTTCTTTTTCTTGCATCATATCCGCCATCAATAGAATTTTCATACCAATGTGAAAATATAGCGTTGTTATGCTCACTTGCAGGTACTGTAAAAGACTGACTGAAGTCTGTATAAACCTTTGAAATATCAGAAGCATTTTGAACTGAACTATTGATAGATATTTTTTCATCATCAAATAATTCAATTCTCTTCGCTACATCATTTATGTATATGTATAGTCCTACTGTTACCATTAAATAACGTTGTTAATTATGTTAAATGCGTAATCAAATTCTATTTCGTAATTGATATTTCTATCTTGTAAAGAAGTTTTTAACGTAGTGCTTTGTGTTTTAACCTCAACAGGTAAACCATCCAATAAAACCGTTTCACTCAATAACAAATCTTGAATCAAATCAGAATAGTTTTCAGGTACAAATCCTGAACTTAATTTAACTGATTGCTTCCCATTAATGTTAAATGATTTAGATTGCCCTTTAGAAGTGTTGTAATCAATTGAATCTTGCAATAGGTTGTAGTTACTACCTTTAACATTTATGTTGTCTATACGTGTCTTAAAAAAGGTTAAGAATTGCCAACCACCAAAGCGATTAATATAGGAACAAATCACAGGTGAATATTTAGGTTCACAAATTGGCATAACTCTATATTGAAACGTTGTAGAATTATAAGTGATTGTTAATGTGTTTCCTTTGTTGTATTTAACACTTGTAGTTGTTAATGGAATTTTTAGCATTCCTTTTGTTTCTGTGTAACCAACTACCAATTCATTGCGACCTCTTAAGTCTTTATATGTTGCAGTTATTACATCACCACCTGCAGGATTTATTAATACATTAACATACGGAATATCTTTTGCGATATCGTATTTAATTTCTTTTGTATTATCTGACAATAGCATAAAAGTATTTGATGCATTGGTGTAATTGTACCCATCAGCAAAAGCAGTATATCCATTTGTTCCTAAATAAGTTGTAGTGTCTAATAGAGTATAAGAACCAAATGAAGTTTCTTTAAAGCGTTTAACTTGTACATTTGACCACATAGTATCAGAATCAGTATCACCTGCAGCGTAAATAGGTGCAACGTTATCAATGTACTCTTTTACAAACGGACTAATGTTATAGATATTTTCTATTTGAGTTGAAGAAGCAATAGCTTTTGAGAATGTATAAGTAGCAGTTGTTGGTGCTGAACCTGTACCATTCCAAATTCTTAATTCTATTTTAGAACCTACTTGTCCTGATTCGTTTACTGTTATGAAGTATGGACTTCTTGTATATATTATCATTTTATATTTGTTAAATTATAATCTACTATTGTGTCTATGTCTTGACTAAATGCTTTCATTAAATCAGTATCTATGTATTTCTTATATCCTGCTTCAAAAGGTTTAGTGAAAAATAAACTTGGCTTAATTCCTTTGTGAAAAATACTGCGAGAAATAAGATACCCTGTTTGCTCGTAACTCATAAACTTCCCATTCTCTTTGTTTCGGAATTGAAATCTTTTCGCTTGTACCCATTTTAATATTGATTTAGTTAAACCACCTTTTTTACCTGTACCACTTCCAAATCTAAACGGACTATTAGGTGCTTTTGCTGAACTTGACGCACCGCGAACTCCTTTGTCTTGATAAGAACCATAATCAGCCATTTTAAAGCCAACTATTGAATAATTATCCTGTGTAACTATTTCTCCTTTCAAACTATTATATAGTTCTTTAGAAACATTCTTTCCGCTTTTAGATAAATTACTTCTTGATTGTTGAATCACATAATCTCTAAAGCGTTTTAGTACATCGTTTACATTTTTTAATTCTTGTGCCATTTAGCAGATAGTCATATCGTTAAAAGTCATAACATCAAATGTCATAGTAACACCTGCAATCTTGTTTTCAAATCTGTCTACAAAGTATTCTATAGAAGCTGAATTGTTTGTCAACTGAAATCCATCGTCATATAAGTCACCTCTTTTTAACATTTCAAGCAATCTTCTTGCAACCATTTCTTGCGTGTGTAATACATCTTGCTCGTTGTCATTACCTCTAAACAAATCTGTAGTAGCTTCCTTTGATTCGTCTACTATATCCATACACAAAACAGAAACATTATAATTGAAAGTCTTTCCGTTATAGTTAGCTGAATTAATCATAATATGTGACAAAGGGAATATAGTTTGCTTGTTCAAGTCTATCTTGAATATATCACCAATGGTAACTGTATTTACAAAAGCATCTTCATCCAATTGGTTTTTGATAGCTTGGCTTATTTCGTAAAATCCTTTCATTATTTTTTATTTATTAATTTCATTTCTATTTCTGTTTTCTCCTTTTCAAATGTTAGCCAAGTTAAACTTTGGGTGATGGGAAGCTTGGAAACTTCATCAAATCTTCTAACGTTTCCTTGAGCAAGAGCATAGATACTTGAATACCATCCCCAACGTTTTCCAAATTGTGCTTGGTCAGAATATCCTGCACTTCCTGATTCTTCTCCAAATAGTTTACCGTACTTTTCAATAAGTCGTTCCCTAAATTGTAAAAAAAAACCATAGCACCTAATACTACATCCAATGGTGCGTGTCGCATAACTTCAGCATATGTGATAGAACCTTTGTATTCTTCTATCTGATATTTATTACCTAACTTGTTTGTAATTGGTCTATATAATACTGCCATTGCATTATGCATAGTATCCCAATCTGTGATGTATGTATCTAAATCCATATATTCACCTGTAGACATTTCGTCAAGGTTAGGAATAAATCCAAACTCTACACCACCCATTTTAAAGCGTTGTATTAATTGATTTTCTTTTGTGAATAGATTATTAATGTTAGCAGTAATTTCAGCCACATCTTTGTATCTAATTTGAGCTACATCTTTTAAATCTATACCGCAGAATAATTGCACCATCTTCTGTTGCAAGAATTCGCTTTCTTCATTGTCTTTTACTATTGATAAAAACTTTTGATACTGTGCAAGTTTAATATCATTTAGCGTTGTTGGAATTGTTAATTCTATTTTCATTCTGTTTTGTTTTAGTTATTAATAAACATTTTTGTTTATTGTATTAAGTGTTCGTTATTTAACACAATATGCCTTGTTTTGTGTGTAATAACAATCATTAATGCATTATAAAGCATTTAGCGTTGGTAAATACAAGCATTTATATGTTTGTGCATACAATAATGTAATATAAAGCATTTTTATACGTAATAGCATATAACAAAAAAGGCAGCCATTTCTGACTACCTCTTTAACCAACTTATTTAAAACTTAATCTTCATCTGCTCGTTCACATTGTTTATCACAATATGTTTTTTCACAAGCTGCTCCACAATACCTGCATTCGTTTTCAGGATATTCGTTTTGATAGTCATAGTATTCCATAGTTATATTTGTTTAATGTTAAGGCAAATATATAAAATTTAATTATATAACCTTAAAATAAAATTATTTTTTAATGCTATACCCTTAAATATTCCTGTGCTACTTGATACATCTGCTGCATCTTTTTAATCTCACCAATGTTTCGTGGTAGGTTAATTGCTACTTCAATCCCTTTAATGTGATGAATGTAGCATTGTATAGTAGCTATTATTTCTCCGTAACTCATTTACCCTTGTTTAATTAATAGACGTAATAAGTACCCTTGTTTGGATTTTCTAATTGTGAAGTCATAGCATATCGCATTGCATCTATAGCGTGATTGTATGCATCAATAGGTCTGTTAAGTTTATTTCCTTGCTTGTCAGTCATCCAAATGTAGTTTCTTAATTCGTTAATTAAGTTCTTACTTCTTGATGTTACATACACCTTATTTTGATTGATTAAATTAAGCCCATATACGATGCTATCTCTACCTTTGCTAACAGGTAACACATTGTGACCATAACTATTCAATTCAGCTATCGATTTAGGTTCAGCACTATCAGCATATATAATATCTTGCACACCATTTGTTTTAAGCAAATCACTAATGTCTGAATTCAACAATCCTTTTTGGTATATCAATTCGTCAAAAATATAAGCATCATTGTATTTGTACATTGCTATTAAACTTGTCGGGTCATTTGAGTAACCCCAATCCATACCATAACATAATAGTCTTGCTTCAGTGGGCAAGTTAATCTCTTGCCAATCAGGAATACATACACCCTCTAAAGAGCCTGTTAAACCTAAACCATATACTTGCCACCAATTAGCCCAATATGCAGAAGTTTCAGCTTTTACTTTAGCTGATTCAATTTCTTTTACAATCGTTTCAGGTAGTGCTTCATTATCTAAATAGGTTAGTGTAATGAAATCTACATCTTCTTGGTTTATGATTTCTCTATCTACCCAAAATACTGCAGATGGATTGTAATCAAGCCATATCTCACCACTTGTTCTAATAGCTAATTGATAGTATGAATCAAAGTCTACATTGTTACACTCGTTAACATATAAAACATTTCTTCTTGCTCCTCTTAATTTATCAGGTTGGTCTACAGAAAAGAATTCTATATAAGCACCATTGCCAAAAGTATATTTAAGTGTACTCTTGTTAAACTGATTATCATTGTACCTACCCAATGCCATCATTATTTTTAAGAAGTCTTTTAAAGCACCTCTACGCAAATGTGGTATAGATTCAGATACTACACTAATCTCCAAGTTAGGTGTTTTAATTGCTCTATCAATAAGTATAGGGAGAATACTAAATGTCTTTGATGCACTCGTACCTCCCCTTACTACTTTAATACGCTTTTTAAGACGTAATAACTTCTTTAATGCAGTAGTTACTATAAATTCCATTATCGTTCATTACAAGTCACCTAAATCGTTTATATCGAATATAGGTTGTTCAGTTGTAAGAGTTACATCTTTTGTTTCTCTCGGTTTACCTGCATAGTAGTTATAGAATAGTTGAGTGAATTTAAAGTCACCCTTTTCTAATCCTTTTTCTAATGCTGCAAATGCTAATGGTTCTAATGGTGATAGTTTTTCTATTAAAGCTATTTCTTCAGCTTTAGGTTTACGACCACTATTTGGATGTCCACCATTGTTCTTTCTTTTGTCTTCTGCCATAATTGAAAAATATTATTATTAATTCTATAATAACTATTTCTTATAGTTGTTTAAATTTTATAAGGATAGTATTTAGGGTATTGTTTTTTGTTTTTCATATGGATTCTATATCTATTTATTGTATTCATAGCACCATCTAATGATATATGAATTGCGTTTGAAACATCATAAGACCAAGTATAATTATTTATTCTGTCTATATTATCCCAAGTAAATATAAAACAAGTTCTACATTGTGCTAAAAAACAATTTTCATTTATTTGTTTTACTCTATATTTCATAATTAATTATTTATAAATTCATATTCATCTTTGTATTTCTGCAATCCATTTGGCTTGTTATTTAAAGCTAAAGATAATGAAGAACGATTAATTCCTGTTTCCCTACATAGTTGTATCATACCACTAAATACTTTACCATCTGATTTGCGTCTTATAGGTTTCATTCTATGTTGTTGTTCTTTTTGCATCTTGGCACTTTTATCAGATAGTCCTATGTAATCGTATTGGTTCTTTCTATTGTGGTATTTGTTACCTTGTTTAATTTGATTTAGATTATAATAGTCTATTGCTTCCCATTTAGGTTTTGGTAAGTCCCATAGGTAAGAGGTGTTATCGTTTCTTAAAATTTCTATTATTTCTGTTATCTTCATTACAGTCTAATGTTTTTATTCATACTATAGAATGCTTCTAATCGTAAAGTAATCAACTCGTGTTGTTCAGTTCCTTTAGTAGCTTCTAATAGGTTATTTAGGTTTTCAATTATCTTGTATTCGTATCTTGGAGCGTTTAGTTGTTTTTCTAAATCGTGAAGCTTTTGTTTAAATATATCTTCTTGTGATAATTCTTGTTCTACTTCACCACCTAATAATTTTAGTATTAAGTTCTTGCAATCTAATATCTTTGTATTGTAGTTTTCGTATACAGGAAAGTTTTTTAATGCGTGTACTACTGTAGCGTGATTCATATCGAAGTCTGCAGCTATTGATTGTAAACTTCTTTTAGTATATATCTTTCTTACTAAATAGAAGTATAATGCTCTTGCTTCAATTATTTCTCTTTTCCTGCTTTGTTCAGTAATATCTACTCTTAATTCTTTTAAGATTAATTCTTTTATTTTAGTTTCCATTTAAAATAGTTTTTTTTGGTTAATTGTATTGTTAATTCTTTTTGTTGCTATTTCAAAATATTTGTCATCCATTTCAATACCTATAAATCTACGATTAGTATTTTTACAAGCTACACCTGTGCTACCACTTCCCATAGTTAAATCAACAATTAAATTATTTTCGTTGCTAAAAGTCTTTATTAAATCTTCAAGTAACAAAATAGGTTTTTGAGTAGGGTGATAACCGTTGTAATCTTTTTTGTATTTAAGTATATTACTTTTATATTTTTTACCCTCCCATAAATTAAAAGTACTATTTGGTGTGGTTTTTAAATATTCTTCTTTAATATCGTTGTAAGTTCTAAAACCTTCCATTTTATCAATTTTATATAACTCAATTAAATTGTTGTAAGTCTTTTCACTTGGAAAATTAAATCTTCTTGCCGTATCGCTATTAAATGTATCTAAAACAGCATACTTTTTAAACCCCGCTTTTTCAAAATCATTATAAATTTCATAATTCTTTTTATTTATAAATGCTCTAACTTTATTTGTATATTTTTTAGATGGACTTTTCGTATCACAATCTTTTTTGCTAAATATTAAAATGTCTTCAGTAAAAGAAACCATATTAACGGCAGCGCCTAAAGCAATAGCAAAATTATCTTTTTCCCAAATTGCTCTATAATTAAATTGAATATTTGAAATTGATTCGTTTATTAATTTTGTAGTATAAGGCTCTTGACTAAACAAAACCATTTTACCATTTTTTCTTAATATCCTATTTGCGATTTCATAAACTTTTTTAGGCTCTATTGCTAAATCCCAACCATTAATTCCAATCTTTCTTCCGCCATCTGTATTCATATTTCCATAAGGTAAATCAGTAAGAATTAAATCTACTGAACTACTTTCTATTTTGTCACTTTCAATTAAGAAATCTCCTTTTAATAATTTTATATTTTCCATAGTTTTATTGTTTATAATATTCCTCTTAATACATATTGGTTTAAATCTACTGCTTCATTCTGAAAGAAGTATTTGTAATTGGCAATTCCTTGTTCAAGTTTGTCTTTACCTTTTTGGTAGAAGTCATCACTACATTCAAATATTCCAATGTCTAAACTTCCTTTGTCTATACATACAAAAACAAATTCATCTACTCCAAACATCTCTTTATACAAGTATGCTTGTAAGTCATAACTATATTTGTCTGCTGAATATCTAAATTCGTTTAATCCTGTAGTAGTTTTTAAATCTATTATTTGATTTCCTCTTAAAATATCTGCTTTGGCTCTAAATGGTATTCCATCTATCATTGCTATTTCAGGTATTTCAAATTCAGCTCCCATAAAATAAGCAGTAGCTTCATTGTTTTTTAAAATTGCATCTGCTAATCTTTGAGCATCTCTTAACTCGTTTGTAGTGTATACGTTTTGTTTTTCTTCTACTGCAAGTTTATATTCTTTTGCTGCTTTAGTTTTACAATCTATAAAAGTAAAGTCATCTATCTTATTAGGTTCAAGTATCAATGTATGGAATAGTTTACCATCTCTTAATGGTTGCGTTTCTGCTTGTCCGTACTTTGTTACATACTTATATGTTTTAGGTGATTTAAGCACCATTTTAAGGCTTGAAGATGATAATGCTTGTTTACCCAAGTAACCATAGTAAAAGTCATCATCGTACATATTATCTAATAGTTCTTGTTTGTCCCAAATCTTGTTGTCTAATGTTCTAATTTTTTCTTGCATCTTGTATAATTAAGTCGTAAATGTAATAATGTGTTTGTATATCTCTTTCAGTTGAATCTACCATTGACATAAATTGGTCATCGTTTACTTGTCCGTTGAAGTATTCGTGGTATATCCATTGCAAATCTCTTTCGAGTGATTGTATCTTGCTAAATATCTTTATTGTTGCATCTTCATTCATTTTTTAAATGTTTCGTTATAGTATTCTTCAGAAAATTCACTGTAAGCATAAACAGAACCTCCTGCTCCTTCTATATAAGCATATTCAATTTGTTGCTTTTCTAATTCTTTGGCTTGTTCAAGTATAATACGAATTACTAATTGATTTCCACTTGGAATAAATTTCGCTAACTTTTCCACTGCAAATTCTACTGCTGTTTGTTTTTTATTGCTCATATTATCTTATTTTAATGTTATTTAGATTATTCATAGTTTCTTCGTAGTTTAAGATAGTATCTATCTCTTGCGTAAAGTAAGCTGATTCATTCCAATCTTGCTCTAAAGCTGATAGCACTGCTTTTAGTTTAAGTGCTGAGTAATCGTTTTCTAATGTTTCTAAAACGTAGATTACATTTTCTAATTCTGTTTTGATTTCTTGCTTTGTCATATTGTTTGGTTTTAATGTTGAAGCAAATATAAACAAGTTATTAATATCTTGCAAGTATTAACAAAATTTTAACAAATAAAAAAGGATAGCTAATTGCTACCCTCTAATTTTTGTTTGATAATCTTTCTATATACTGCATTTACTCTTTCACTATTCAACCCTCTATTGTAGTTGAACTTCATAATGCGTTGTATTCTTTGTAGTGGTGATTGTTTCATATTTATAGTCTTTTAAGTTTCTCGAGATAAAGCAAAGCGTCCATTAGCTCTTCGGATATATGTGTTATCCATTCATCTCTTGTTAAATCATCTCTATCCATTGTAGTACCGTATTTCTTTATTCCTACTTCACTACGTTGTTTAAACTTATTAATAACTGATTGCACTACACTATCTTTTACCTGTGCTTCAATCCATTCTGACATTGTGTCTTTTACTTTCATATTAGTTTACTTTGATTAACATATAATTCCATTATCTTTTTTGTTGCTTCATATTCGCTGAACTCTACCTTTCTATTATTTTCTTTCAAGTAGATTACATTCTTGTAGTCGCTTGGTATATACTTAACTATGTAGAACCTTTTATTATTATTAGCTTCAAGTGAATAAGCAACGTTTCTTTTAACACAATACACCATAGCATTTACTTGTGTGTAATGTGGCGAATATATTTCTATTTTCTTTTTAGCCATCTAATATTCTAATTTTGTTAAATCTTTCCAAACATCGTGATAAAAAATAATTTTATAATTTAATGGATAGCCAAATTTGCGATAAGTATTTTCTTTTATTTCTATAGATATTTCATTAAAACCTTCAAACTGTTCTTTCATTTTATCTAAAATTTCTATTGTATTACAATTACTGTCAAATGACAATTCTGATTTTATTGTGTGTTTTATCATACTATTCGATTCTTAAAAACTCTGCGTTTCCATATTCAGCAAACCATTCTTTGTTTTCGTTATACTTTTCAATAACTGCATTTATCATAACAAGTTCATCTAAGTTTGAAGTGGTTAGCTTTGTAACTAAATCTTCAATGCTTCTTAATATGTTTGTAGTCATTTCTGCATCTGTATTATAAATCTTTCTGTACTCATCATAAACAGTTGTTTCTAAGTGACTATTCACTTTATTAAGTAAATGCTTTAAAGCACCGTTATATTGCTTTGTGAATCGTAAGTTTTCATTACATTCAAGTAATAGTTGTGATAATAGTACACTCTTTAAAAATTCTAATTGGATTGGATTGTCTTTCATAATTTGTTTAATTTTAATGCTTCGTTAATTTCTAAATATGCTACTTCTTTTTCTATCCTATTATTATTATAGAATTGTGTTGTAGCAGGATTTTTATTGTTTATTTCAAACGTTGGGTATATCTTATGCAAGTTGAAACTAAATACTCCTTCAGGTGTTGAATTAATATAAATTGGTATATCTAAATGCTTTTCACATTCTTCTATCATTGCATCATATTTCTTCTTTTCAAGTAGTAGTGTTGGGTAGTGTCGCTTCCTGCATTTTAGCTCTATTCTATGTCCTGTGGTGGGACTGTAGCAATCCCACCTTGACATCTGATTCTTTGACTTAACTAAATCAGGGTAAACGTTCGACTTTAAAAAATCGAACAAATCCGCCTCGTTCCAGTTAATCATTCACTTTGTATTCGTTATAAACTTTTCTTAAATCAGAAATTGTATCTCTCCAACAAGAACCACAATTTGAATGCTCTATTTTTACTTCAAATACCCTTTCGTAAATAGCCATTATAGTCCATTGTTCGTTTGGTGTTAAACTTCCTTTTGTTGGTTTTACAAATTCAGTTAACATATTGTAGTCTGATTCATTTAAACAATTAACCTTTCTTCTATACGGAATTAGGTTGTTTAATTTAGCTTTTCTTTCTTCACATTTGCAATCAATACCCGTTGCTTTAGTGAATACTTCTACTGCAGCTTTTATTCCTGTTGCTTCAGTAAATTTTTCAATTGTGTCACCTAATCCTTTTGAAGGTGCTTTTGTTCTTGCTTTTGCCATAGTTAGTAAATTGAGTTATAATCGTTTGTTATATAATCTTGATAGTCTTTCATAAACTTTTCTTTCAGAATTTCTTTGTGATTCTTTAAAGAATGAAATATTGATATTAAACTAATACCTGTTTCTTTTGAAATATCACGCATACTTAAATCAGTATCCCTGTATAGTTTAAATAGCTTTCTGTCATACCAATTCCAATCTTTAATTTCTTCATCAATTAGCAAACAGATTTCATTATAGGCTTTGTGTTCTTCTATGTTTGAATCATCAAATAATTCCCAACACCCATCAACATCTACTTTGTTCACCTTTTTCTTTTTGTTATAGTATTGATAAAATAAAGAACGTAATGTGAAATACATATATCCTTTTCTTACATCACCATTAGCGTCTAAAAGCTTTTCAGCATCTGCATACTTCCATAACGCAATATAACTTTCTTGAACTATATCTTCCGCATAGTCAAATTCACCAAATGATTGAACAACCTTAACCCATTCGGAATGGTGTTCAGCTACTTTTCCAAGCCATTGGTTATTCATAGGTGTTCCAAATAATTGTAATAGAAACAATACCTAAAAGAATCTGAATAGTGTGTTCAGTTCCATCATCAAATTGTTCAGGATTGTACAACCACCCAACCATAAAACCAATAACAGGGCTAATAATTAATTCCCCACCATAACGTTGAATAGTCATTAAGACTACCCAAACTACTGCTGCAATAGCAATTAAAATTGTAAACATATTTAAGTATTAAAATTAATAATCAATTCTTCTTTTCCGATTATTCTTTTTTTACTACTTATATATAGGACGGTTTAGCCGTTTTACTAATTTATATTTTATAGGTATAATTTAGCATCAATTACACCAAACTTCTTTTCTACTTCTACAGGTCTTACTTGGAAGTTAACGTACACGTGTGTTAAATTCTCATCTTTCTTATACATATTCTTAACTGCATCAGCTACATCTGTAAAATGTAATTCGTTTTCTAATTCTATCAATTCTTCTATTTGTTCTAACTTTAAAAGCATTTCTTGAATCAATGAAAACATTACTTTATTATCACAAAAGATTAACCCTGTGCGTGATGCTGATTTCTTTAATTCTTCTATTTGGTTTTTTATTGTGGTTTTCATTTTGTAAATATATTTAAAAGTTATTAACAATTAATAAAGCTAAAGATATGTTCTATTATTGGTAATGTCCAACCATCGCCTAAAAGACTTCCTGCGTGTTTAGTTGAAAGTATGTCGCAATAATTATCAGGAAAACCTTGTAGTCTACACATTTCTATTTTGTTTACTGTTCTTATAATTTTATCTTCTGTTTGATATTTTATTTTATGTGCCATACATTCAGTTAATGAAACTGATTTTCCCTTAACATCATAAATTCTATTTTGCATAAATGGTTGTTGACCATTGCTTTCTTTACTTTGGTTAATTTGATAAACTTTGTTTTGTTCATAAATCAAATTTATTCCAAACTTTTCTCTATCTTTTAAATATTTTTGAGCTTTTGAAGAATATCTATCTTTATGACCAAAAGATTTTTCTGAATGTTCTAACAATGCTAAAGCTTTTTTACGTTCTACAAATCCGCTTGTAATAATATCTTTTAATACTATTCCTCTATCTTTTGGTTGTGGTATATCTGTAATAATATCTCCAAACATTCCATCTTCTTTTGTTCTAATGTTACTCCAATAATATCTATCTCTTAATTGAGCAGTAAGTAAACTACTATTAATTCTAACAGGATAAACACCTAAAGCTCTACTCATTATCCCTATATCTTCTTTTCTTGCACTACCAACATTCTCCTGAAGAAATAATACATTTGGATTTAAAGATTTTATGTGTTCTAATATTTCTACAAATACAAAAAACAAACTTGACTTTTTACCATTAATTCCTGCACGTTTTCCTGCCGCACTTAAATCTTGACAAGGTGAGCCACTTAATACTAAATCAATACTTTTCCAATCAATATCCCATTCTTTCCATTTGGTAACATCTCCAACCTGAATAGTATCAGGAAAATGGTGTTGCGTTAATTCAATAGCGTATGGTTTAATTTCGCTTGAATAATATTTATTTACTTTTATGCCTACATTTTCTAATGCTTGGCGACCTGTATTCATTCCGTTAAATAGTGATAATACATTCATAATTAAAATACTCCTTTCAATGGGTCATACATTGCTCCTTCTACTTGTGGCAATCCAAAATTATTAACTTTAAAGCTAAATGTTTCAAACGATGCATTTCTACTTCGTTTACAACTTACCGTTACTAATTCTTTGTTTACTGTGTTTAACTCTAATTGTATTTGTGTTTCTGTTTTCTTTTCTAAAAATGATCCAAGGTGACCGGTGGGCTTGTCTGAACCAAAGTTACTATGAATAACTGTTATAATGTGGCAATTTAATTCTTTAGTCCATTTCATTAGCTTTTGAACTACTGCATTTGATTCTTCAATGTTATTTACATCGCTACATAAATCAGCTACACCATCTATAATAACAAGTCCTATATCTTTACCTTCTAATTTTTTATATAAAACGTGTTCTATAAATTGCAACCTTTCTTTGTAGTCTAA